CACATCGGGTTCAGTTTGCCAATAACTCCCATTTTCCTGAAAGCTATTTCCGTATCGTGATTGCTTTGTCCGTCTGTTTTCCCTCCCCTTGCTCCAAAACTCTCTGTTGGAGTCGGAAACATCTGCACATAACTGTTTAGTTCTGTTTTCTGGGATAGTCTTTTGCTCTCTGGATTCATGTCCGCCCCTTTGTAATCCCTCTGCATTGGAGTTGGTAGCATTCTTATTTCCTGATTTGTTAGCGGTCTTGTTTTCCCATCCTCGCATACTTTTAAACCCTGGGTTTGCATTGTAGGAAATAATCCAAATCCTGTCTCTTCTGTGCCACGCCCCGACACCGCAAGCTGGAATAATAAATGATTCGGTTTGATACCCTTCATTTTCCAAATCAGAGAGTATCCCTTCAAGTGTTTTGCCATTCTCCATTGAAACGAGGCCAGCAACATTCTCGCCAACGACATAGGCCGGTTTAACTTCTCTGATAACTCTAAGCATCTCAGGCCAGAGGTAACGGTCATCTGCTTCTCCTTGTCTTTTTCCTGCCGTACTAAAGGGTTGACAAGGGAATCCACCGGAAATAATATCAACGGTTCCTTTGAATTTTGTTCCATCGAACTCTTTGATATCTTTGTATTTTTCGACATTCGGAAAGTTTTTAGTAAGTATTTTTTGACACCACTCATCCCATTCAACCTGGAAAACATTCTCCCATCCCATCCACTGAGCAGCGAGATCGAATCCACCAATACCTGAAAATAAAGAAGCGTGTTTCATTTGATTAATTAAAAAGCCAGCCCCCAATTTTAGAAGGGTAAGCGACTAACCTTAGAAAATATAAGGAGGTCTGGCTCTTAGTTAATTTACCCATCGAGTTTTTCCTTGAAATGATTAATTAGCTTTTCGTACCTGCTATTATAATAATCATTGAATGTTTCATACCCCTCATTCTTCTGTTTCCAGTTCAGAAATAATACAGCCCTCATCCTCTGAGTTGGAGACTTCCCTGTATCATCAAACTCAACCTTTAGATTATCAATATCTGATAACTCTTGTGTGGCAAATGGGTCTGGAGCATAAGCAAGATACCCAATCTTATTAAGAGAGAAATGGATATTCGCCATTTGTTCAGGGGTAAGTTCACCTGTTTCAAAAGTGATCTTAATAGTTCCGTCCTTCATTGAACGGTATCCTTCAAGCTGTGCAGGTAATTGAAATGTTTTCATATTAGGAATTTTCAGTTGTTATTTCGTCAAAAGCATCAAACTTGACATAAGCCTCAAGCTCCTCTTTTACCAGGGCTATTGTATCATCAAGTATAAGTTCAAATGCCTTAAACATTAATGGATCTGGATATACCCGAATAACAAAGGGTTTCATACCTTCCACAAATGACATAAAATCGCAATAGGGAAGCCCTGTGACGAATAACTGACCCTGTACCTGGGGAATATACTCGCTGGGTAACTTATTGGCTGTAATGTATCGTAAATGCGTTTTCATCTTAGGGCATTTAATCTCAAGCAAGCCGTCTGTTAATCCATCTGGAGAAACCCCTATCCATTCATGATACTTATGACCCTCATCAGGTATGACAAAACCAATCTCTTCGACATCGGTTTCAAATAGTTTCTCATATGCCTTGCGAGCAAAAGGTTCTTGCTCAATACCATGCTCCATCGCAGCGTTCTGGTATGTTTCTTCCATACGCAAGGTTATTAATTCACAAACCATATCTCCCACAAGGTCTTTATATCCTTGAGTGCTTGGCTTCATTAGTAAGGCTTTGAACCTCGTGCCTGTTACCCTCCCACAACGAGCAGAGAACCATGCCTCTGATCCTTGTTCTATGTTATACTTAATCATGATCCTATCTCTTTATCAGCAGCGACCATCCAATCAATCATGGCTTGTGCCTCTGCATACATTTGCTCCATTGATTGAATCTTACCAGCAACATATAAGTCTTTCGCATAAGCCATTGCAAAGCCTGAATATTTTGACTGCTCTCTTTTCAGGCTCTTACCATAATTACTTTGACCCTGAACATAGATAGGCTTGACAACAAGATATGGTCCATTTTTCCCGTCCCTGGTTTCTTCTGTGAACTCAAACTCCTGACCTTCTACAAACTTCTTTTGATCCTTAGACTTGGAATTGTAGTACGCTTTTTTATCATCGTACTTTATTTCAAAAGTGAACTGAGGCCCGAATTTCGACTCCCATTCTTTTTTAAAGACTACTGATTTGATAATAGCTTTCATTATTTTTTATGTGTTTGATGATTAAGTTTAATTCGCTTGATTGTGAGGGATACATATTTGAAGCATCCCTCCTTGTGGATTACCCTTCCGGCTGTTGCGTACAGGTGTAATAGACTTTCTGATGCTAATGCCCCGGTAAGAGTAGTGTATGCCTCTGGCTCCTTATCTGCCTTGATCTTTAAGAATGTGTGGTTTTGTGCCATTGTTTATTATTTCAGTAGTTCTTTATTCTCGTGGATGTTGCCGATTACTTCTCTAGGATCAATCCCTTCATTCAGTCTGCTCAGAGGATAAAAATAATTCCACCTTGTTCTTTTGTTTTTGCTGTTCCCGTGTCTTTTAGATGGGAGGTTGTAATATTCTTGCATCACTCCCCCAAAGGAACCATTGTAAAATTCAATTACAAAGTTACTAGTTCCATAATACATACCCCAATAGCCAGAAAATATTATATCCCCCTCGTATATCTCGACCCCGTTCTTATCTTTGAGTCCAGTGAATTGCATTAACTCGAACCTATCAGGGAATAAACTTTCATCCTCAACACCTTGGGCAAGCCCTCTGATATATCGCAGGCTTAATCTTCCTGAAAGTGATATGTCTAAATCTTCAAGATTGTTTTTATAAGCCTTATATGTAGGCTCGAAGAATTTACTATTCTCTGTGTCCCATGCTCTAAATTTAATTTCTCTTTTCATAATTTATTTGTATATTTCGTGGTCCCAATCTACTTTCCTGATGAATAGATATCCTCCAGCAGTATGCCTTCGTCCCTCAAGGACTGCTGTTATATTACCTTGAGCAATACCTAACTTCCTTGATGCCTCGGCAGTACACTTATAACGACCTGCCTCTGCTCCGCTTTTCAGTAATGCTACTATCTCGATCATATCAGGTGTGAAATGTTCCATCCCGATAATGACTGCCATATTTAGAAACTCCCTGTAAAGAGGGGCATGACCAATATTCCCGGTTCGGTTCATTAGCTCAAGGGCTAATTTGTTTACAACCTCGTCAAGTATCATAATCTATTTTTTGCTGCTACTAGATCCTCCAGATAAAAAACCACATAATAACGATAACCCTAATGCCTGCCAGAAGTTAATGGTTATCAGCCCAAAGATTAAAGGCATTAACCAATTCCAGAGCCACATTACTGGCAGCGCTGTGAATAATCCAATAAAGAAAACCACTCCTATTGCTACTAATACTTTTGTTATTACTTCCATAGTTTTAATATATTTAATGGGTTAGTTTAATCCGAACATATCATCAGGACGAATACGGTTCTCTATTTTCTTGAACATTTGATGAAGATGATCATTGGGAACTGGCTTGATTATACCGGCAATCAGCTCAAACATATCCACATCATCCTTGAAGTCATCCTGAAGGTCCTTATCAGTCATACAGTCGAAGCAAACATATCCACGCTTCCACTGATCATCTGAATAGTCCCTGACAAGTTTAGGAGTGATTGGCATATCGATTGCATCGTGAGTTGCCTTACAGAAGTTACACTCCTGATAACAATGTTCGCATCCAGCACCTATATCTTCTTGGTGTGGCATTCCGCAATTGGGGCAAATGTTCTCTGAGCGTGTGTCGTTGAGATTTTCGTTTGTCATGTCGCTTATTATTTAGATTGTTTTTTTAATTGTCTTTTAACAGCTCTCCAAAATCCTTTATCATTCTTATTCTTCAATGTCATTCCATGAAGTTCTGCATACCTTTTGATACGATCTGACCTCTCTGTTATAGTCCGAATAGTCATCATACCAGGACAAATTAATATACACTGGTTTCCTACCTTTATCATAAAGTCTTTTACTTGGCTTGTCTCGTTTTTGATTTGCTCTATTGTTATCATGATGTCGCTTTTTAGATTGTTTCTGAGTACAATATAGGAATTAAAACAATACAATGCAAATATAATGCTATATATTAACGGTATTTAACTGAGAATATGTAAATAGTTGCATCGTATTATATTGTTTCGTATATTTGGAGTACTAAGTGTCAGAGGCATCTGATAAACTAAAAAACGCAAGCGTTATGAAAAAAATTATGTTACTGCTCATGCTGATGGTTGCTTTCGTATCCTTCAGCCCTGTAGAGAAAGGAGATCAACTGAAAACTTCACCAATGGTTGGATATACGGTAAGCGCATTAACTGGCAACTATGAAACTACAATCCAGGACGGTGCTATTCTTAATTATTGTACAGATATGACAGTTGATATTGCAGCAGAGCGATATAGACACGAATTAACTAATAATTCACTACACTACAGTAATATAGGATACCCAATCGATAAGAACGACAACTTTACCCGATGGCTTATTTGCTACCCAGAGAGGTCCAGCCTCCCTCATAATAAAAGCTAAAAAGAAACAAATATATTATAAGAGTAAAGCCCTTCAGAAACGGAGGGCTTTTTTTATGTCAATAATTCGGTGTAACTTGTGACAGTCAACCAATAAGCAAATCGTTATGGGAACTTGTCCTAGCACCCTTCCAGTAATAAAAATTGAGTGTGGTGAGCCAATCCATCATACAGAAGTAGGATACTATCAAATTTTAGCTTCCGCAGATCTTAACTCAGGTAACTCAACAATAAAGGACTTGGAAGCAAGCATTGAAAAGTTTATCATTGATGAGCATTATGAGAGATGTGCCGGAATCAAGAGAGCAATTGAACTACATAAGAAATTCGGGTAATCATGGCTAAAAAGGATTATGATAAATTGTTCAATGATATAATACTCGATATTATAGATAACAACAAAGCTGTCAGGGATGCCATCAAAGATAGAATGTCAATCACAAAGTTCTACGCCCTACTAGAAGGATCAGATAAAAAAACGGAACAATACATGCGTGCGACTAAAATCAGGTCTGATAGCATGGGTTCAGAGATTCTTGAAATTGCGGACAATCAAGAAAATGATGTCATTACTAATGATGAAGGCATAGAGATCATAAACCATAATGTTATAAACAGGTCTCGCCTAAGAGTTGATACTCGTAAATGGCTCATGTCTAAAATGCAACCTAAGAAATACGGAGATAAAGTTGAATTGGATCACAAAGGTGGTATTGCAATAACAGGAATCAATTATATTGTCCCTAAAGATGGAGATAACGCTTCGACCGACAAATAAACAACATCAAGCATGGGGAGCCTTAGAGAATTGCAAAGAAGTATTTCTCGGTGGTGGGGCCGGTGGAGGGAAAAGCTGGTGGTTATGTGAGACAAGGCTTGTAAACTGTTATCGTTACCCTGGATATAAATCATTCATAGCAAGAGAAGAGTTAAAGAGGTTGATGGCATCCACCTACATTACATGGTGTAAGGTTTGCAAGCATCACAACATACCAATAACAGATTGGAGACTCAACGGACAATACAACTACATTGAGTTTAAGAATGGCTCCAGGATTGATCTGATCGATGCTAAGTATCTACCCTCTGATCCTTTATATGAAAGATTCGGGTCCCTTGAATACTCAGATGGTGCTATTGAGGAGTGCGGAGAGATACACCCTTTAGCATATGAAGTACTAAGTACTCGCATCAACCGGCATCTCAATACTGAATTAGGTATCAGGCCCACTATGGCTATGACCGGCAACCCTAAAAAGAACTGGACATATAGGATATTCTACGCACCCTTCAGGAGTAATACCTTATCAGATGATGTGAGCTTTATCCAATCCCTCTATTATGACAACCCTTACACTTCAGAGGAGTATGGTAAGCAGTTAGCCAGGATAAGAGACAAGTCAACAAAGGAAAGGCTGATGTTTGGCAATTGGGACTATGAAGATGATCCCACCACGCTTATTGATTATGAATCTATCGAGGCAATATTCACCAATGACCATCTAAGAGATATACCGGGAACAAATTATATTATCTGTGATGTAGCCAGGTATGGATCAGACAGAGCGATCATAACAGCATGGGAAGGGTTTAAGCTTATTGAGAAGGTTATCTTTGATATATCTGCAACCACTAAGATACAAACCACTATTCATGCCATGAGGGCAAAGCATGGGGTCCAGGCATTCAATGTACTGGTAGATGATGATGGTGTAGGTGGTGGAGTGACTGATAACGTCAAGGGTACTGGATTTGTCAATAATAGCAAAGCAGTAGATCCACAATACTACAACATTAAAACCGAGTGTGGCTATAAGTTAGTCGATCTAATAGATCAGATATATGTTGAGTGTGATCTTAGCGAGGCAGAGATTGACGCTATTAAACAGGAGCTGGGCTTGCTTAAGACCTATGAATCTGATAAGGATGGTAAGTTGAGGATATTACCGAAGGAAAAAATAAAAGCAATACTCGGTCATTCTCCTGATTGGCTTGATATATTTATTATGAGAATGTATTATGAGGTTAATCCTGTAAAGATAAGTCACCAACAATGGCACATGTAAAACATATCGACAAGCTCACGATCAAGGATATGATGAGGGACCTTGCGAGTTATGCAGGACTCACAGAGGGTCTTGTACAACTGCCATTGCCTGATAGAATAAAGATAGGCCGGAAGCAGTACGGCATACCTGGCACGATGGATGAGTTCTCTGATAAGATATGTTACGGACAAAGGTTATTCCTTGCTCGAGCAGAGGATAACGATGTTGGTTTGATCATAAGAATGATGGACGGATATTACTTTCCAATAGTAACAAATGAATTATGGAATGAGGATAAGTCATTGCTATTTGGAAATAAAATCTTAAATTGCAGAGTCAAAGAACTATATCCTGTCGCTATGCATCTAATAACAATGGTAAGCGAAATTGCAGAACGGGAATTAAAACTCCTGCATAAAGAACCCTCCAAGGTTGAGAAGGCTGCCGGGATAGAAAAGCTCAACGTCTTTTCCGAACTCAATGCACTGGATTTCCTACGAGATGCCATGCAGATAACAGTACCCGAAGTCTTGTTAACTCCTTACAATGAATGTCTCGTCAGGTTCATGAACGCCAAGGAGACAAGAGACTATCAGGAGCGATACTTCGACCTTATGCAAAAGGATATGACCCCTAACAAGTCAAAGTTTACAAAATGAAACAAATAGAAAAGTTTACACTGCTTGAGGATACTCCTGTCATTGCGACAGATAATACATTTATCTCTGATTTAATAGAAAATATTGTCACTAAGCTACGAGAATTAAAGGACGATGAACTGATTGAACGCCTTAAAGAATTTGGACATGCGTTTGAAAATCAAGAGGAGTTTAAAGAGTTTCTAAAAACCAGATGCAGACTCGAAAAGCATCCCGCTAACTTTTATATGTTTTATGCTGATGATAAATTAGTGGGGACATGGACAGAGAATATCAATCTTGAATTTGAAGGAAATAAAGTAACAGCAATATTTGGATAATGAAAAAGCTGAAGATGAAAAGGAAGAAATGTAAAGCCTGTGGAAAAGCATTTAAGACTAATTCAGAAATAGGTATATGCTCAACTTGTTATTGCTAAAAACCAATGGCACTGAAGAAAGAAAATAGCAGAGACTTCAACGCTCCCTATAAAAAGGAGAGAGCTCTACCTCATATCAATATCAATCCTACTCAGGATAGAAATGTTGCTCCGAGCGTTATGACAGTTCAAAGGGGGGTTCTTGATGCAGGGGTTGTTGGAGACCTTGCCGTGCCTGATGGTAATATTGTCGAGATAAGTGAACTTAACGGAGTAGACCCTCTCAGAGTAGATTTTGATTTTGTCGGTATTGAAGTGCCAAAAAACATATATTTGTTTGCTCATTATGATGGTGGTGGCACACATATAATTTGCGCAGAAATTGAACTGATTGCAGGAGGGTGGGAGAATGTGGGAGAAATAGGTCTCGAAGCAGATTTTAAGTGGTATCATTTCCCGGTATATTTCTCAGATAGATATGTCAATGCCGGAGCGATGAAGATAAGATTAAGGCACATACAGAACGGGGTGAACTCGCATGATTTATTGATGGATTGCCTCGGGATAATACATACAACGATTTGAGAGAAATTAAAACGGATCAAGAGAGGAACTTGTAAAATGAAAAAAATATACAGATTCAGATGGTGCGATTGGTTTGGGCATAAATGGGAAGATGACGGTAAGTATAAAAAGTACTGCACAAGGAAGAATTGTTTAGCAATGAAAATTGTTACAGAGAATCGTTTTCCTCGAATAGGAGAAGCTCGATATGAATGGACAGTTTATGATCTACCTGTAATATAATATTAAACCATGATAACAGCAACACTTAAAGCAATATTGACCGCCTCGGGATGTACTCTTGTAATCTACGAACAGGACAAGCTTGCAGGTATCTACACTGACCAGAGCGATCAGACATCTATTGTAGGATTGGTCACTCAGCTCAACACAATGACTTTGGAGTCTCGGGCGAATGCTATCCACGAACATTATGCACCCCTCTACATTGAGGTAATGCAACAAGTATCGCTTGAGGATTCAGCAGACAATAACGAGGTCAGACTCCAAAACCTATTGAATATCTGCAAGCAAGTTATAGTGAGGATAATAGCAGAGGGAACATTGAAACATATTGGACCTGTTCCTGTTGAGAAGATACTCGAGAACAAATACGATGCTAATGTGATCGGCTGGATCATGACCCTTGACCTGTATTACTTACTGAATGAGAATAGAGACCCGTGTATTTCACCCTAACAATAGAAATTATGAACATAACAGACAAAAAGAAGGTAATGGCAACATACCGATTCCCTAATAACAATGTAGCCACATTTGGACATGATGGAGAACAGATACCAAGACTACAAGGAGTCTATTCTGAAAAGTTACACAGAAAGATATTAAGGTCTACAGATGAGAGAACGGTTTTTAATGGATTTCCTTCTTTGAATTAAAATATTCGGATGACAACCTTCGGACAGAAAATAGCACCCGATCTTCAACAGATGATAGATAATATCAGTACTAAGAATATGTACTCAGGTAACAAGATACCTGATTCTATCATGAATCAATTCTTTCTTGAGGTGAGAGATTCAGGGGCCGGAGTATTAGTTCCTTCCTGGCTTAGTGTTTTACAAGACGGTCGAGGACCAAGGAGAGCAACGAAGAGTTCAGGTCTGGTAAAGAGGATATTTAACTGGATGCAGAAAAGAGGGATGTTCAAGTCAAGCACTCGAAGGGGTAAGCTTGCAGAGGCAAAGTCAATGACCTGGTATATTAACAAGTATGGCAATCAACAGTTCAGGAATAAAGTATTTGTTGACATCTACAAGACTGAGAGGGCGAAGACGATTGCAATAATTGATAAAAAGGTCGGATTTGCAGTTAACGAAATAACAATGGAAGTGATATAAAATATGTGTGAGTATAAAGAAAATCTCAGCCACCAAATTGCTACTGATATACCTCTACATATGGAGGAATATAAGAATAACAGGATAGCTGCTGGATTGTCTGGTCAGGTAAGTATTGATAAATGTATAGTTGGGAAGATAAAAGAATTATGGTCTCAGGGTATAATAACACATGGTTGCTGCTGTGGTCATCATGGAATATTACCAAGAATGGTTAATGTCGCTGACGAGAGTATTCAGAAGATGATTGACATGGACTATGTTATGAACCATCCTGACAAGACTAGAAGAGATACCTTTGAATTAAATTGATATGATAACATTAATCTCAACACCCGTATATGTAGATCCTCTTGATCCAACGGTTTTATATCGATGGCTTGCAACGGAGAGTCCGAATAACTTTCGCCTGTTTCGTGCCGATTGGAATGTAATACTATCAGCAGATAATGCAGGGCTTCTTGATATTACCCTTGATATTGTTGGAGCATTCCCCGGAGCGATAGGGGATTCCATCGCTGTGTATGATTTCAATACCGATTCAATGTACACAGGATTAATCACAAATGTAGTGGCAGGGTTGATCTCAACGGATATAGTTTGGGTTGCCGGTATGGATATCAGGTATATGAATGACAACACTCTCTATGCCGGATATTACTTTGAAGGTAGGCTAACTATTAACGGAGTGGTTGAGACATTGACAGTGATAGCCTCTCCCAATACATTTGGATATGCTGACTTAGATGTTTCTGGGATACTCAGGATTCATGTAGCTCTTGGGAAGGTCGGAGATTACACAGATCAGATAATGAAGGAAACTAATAAGTCAGGGACCTTTACCTTTGAATATCGGGGTGCATGGTTTGGTAGTGATGAGGGCTGGACAGAGGCAGACGATGATGAACCGATTACCTCTCCACCAATAGCCAGTGTTTGGTATTATGCTGAAGCAGTGAGAAGCGAGGAACAGGGATCGAACCTACATGAGTATGTTGCCAATGCAATTCAGGACGCACCATTCTTTAACTCATTCAATGAGCCTGTTTATTTTCTCGGAATGCCTTTTGATCTCTCGTTTATCCTTCCGGAGTTTGCTGATGTATCCCCAGCCTCAGAACTGATAGTAACATTGAAAATATATAACGCTGCCAATACTCAGCTCGGTGCTGATATTGTGACCTATGTAGCAGCTGACGCATTGGAAGGATTTGTTAACTCATTGACTATTGACGAGGCAACAATACCCGTAGGTGCACACCATATGACAGCAGAAATAGAAATCCCCTAATAAATATATTATGAAATTAACATTCGTGTTTAATACAAAGAAGCGGGATACTTGTGACGGATGTAAACTTTCATCATGTGGTCATGGGGGAGCTGAAGTATTCTGCAAATTAGGTTTCGGTAGGATTAAAAATAAATACAGAAATCCAAGAAAAATGGAAGGTTTTTATTGGGTTAGACCAAAGAAATGTATAGATTATTTTAAAGAAAAAAAACAATATATGCTAAAAGAGCATAACCTTTGGCTTGAAGGTAAATAACTAAACCCGATATATTATGAGAACTTTCAAAACAGTAGTAAGATTCATGTTGAGAACAGTAGCACATTGCGGAGAGGGATGCTAACGAATTATGGAATTATACGGATATGATATAGATGGAGTTTGCAGTAAGGGAATCGAGAAGAAAACTCCGTGTGTTATTATTTCGGGTAGGACTTTCGCCGAATACAAAAATGATAAACATTGCCCTGAATTATCAGATATGTATCCTGTTTATATCAGGGGTGTAGGGAAATTTGGGGATAGGATTGCCGCCGGGAACTTTAAGGCTATGATGATAAACTATCTTGGAGTAACAGAGTTTTACGAAGATGATATAGTCCAAGCCGATATTATTAAAGTAAATTGCAATAATTGCAAAGTTTATATTGTATAATATATTATGCCTAAAGTATTAACAACCAATTTTGGTGGATGCTTACCCACTAGGATTCTTATAAAACAACCATGCAAGGGTTATTATCTGCGCTGGTATTATAACGGATGGCACTATTGGTTTTTCCTTCCCGGAGAACTTAATATGCTAACAGAGGGAGAGGAGTACAGAACAATAGGAACTCGCAAGGTCCGAATTAGTTCAGGTCAGATTGATTATTGTCAAGCACAGGCAATAAGAACTATCCTCCTTACCAGGGATGTCTATATCCTTACTGATGACGGATGGAAGAGTATTCGCACCGATCAAGGTAAGATGATAACCTATAAGAATCAGATCAACGGATATGGAGTTGAGTTGTCAATAACGATAGGCAGTAAAGAAATATCACTCGAGACAGGATACAGCCCTGTTGTGATTATTCCAGAAGTTCCTCCTGATCCTAATCCTGCTATATGTGAAGTAATCATTGGGACTCAGGTATGGGCTTGTTATAATTATGACTCTGATTATCCTGGGTCAAAGGTGTATAATAATAATGAGGCAAACAGAGCAATATATGGAGGACTGTATTCTTATGCTCAAATAACAGCATCTGGATTCGCTCCACCTGGTTGGCACGTACCAACACAAGCTGAGTGGGAAACTCTATTTGCCTATGTTGGAGGAATTGCAATCGCAGGGGGAGAACTAAAAGAGATAGGACTTGCACATTGGGATGCACCAAATACAGGAGCAGTTGATACATATGGGTTCATAGCTCTACCGGGCGGTCAGTATAATAATTTCCTTGCAGCATTCTCAGGGCTTGGTGTTCATTTTACTGTGTGGTCATCAACACAACGAAATGCAACACAGGTATGGGTTTACGAATTTGATTTCAATTCTGTTGTTGTTGTTCCTGTTGCGACTGTTATGCCTAATTTTCATTCTGTTAGATTAATAAAAGATACAGCCCCTATCTTCAATGATTGGTTCTTACCTTCTCGAGATTTATTAAATGAAATGTATATTAACCTACATTTATTTGGAGTTGGTGGTTTTAGTCCAAGCCTGTATTGGTCGTCAAGTGAATCTAATGCTGCTAATGCCAGAGTTCAATCATTTAATGATGGAGCGCAGGGGTCATTAGCCAAGGGTTCGGCTGCAACATATACAAGAGCCTGTCGCAGTTTTATAGCATCCATTGGAGCTTATTCGCTTAGAGATACAGGTCCGGCAGGAGGGTTGATTTGTTATATTGATGGAGCTGGAACAACTTATTATGAGTCTACTATAACTGATCAAAGCGTTTCACAGGCATGGAGTAATATAACAGCAGTAGCAGTAACAGGAACCGGAACAGTGATTGGAACAGGATTGGCAAACTCTAACTTGATAGTCGCACAACCGGGTCATACAGATAGCTCAGCACAACTTTGTTTAGATTTAGTAATATGATAGAAATAATTAAGATATCGCTCATCGCTTATATGTTCACAATCTTAGGAGAGGAAGGAAGGATATTCTCTTTTTACCAAAGGCTCATTAGTAAGCTTCCTGATTGGTTGAATAATCCACTTGGAGGCTGTTTCCTTTGCTTCGCTGGACAGGCTTGTTTCTGGTATTACCTTGTGACTTATTGGAGCGAGTACAATATAATCGAACATCTATTCTTTGCTTCGGCAGGGATATTCATATCAATGATTTATAATAAGATTTATCAATTCATAAAACCCTAACAGTATGAAAAAGATTGTATTAGGAAACAAAGTAAAAGACAAAGTGACAGGATTCACAGGGATTGCCATATGTAAATGTCTATACCTTAATGGGTGTATTCAATTCCATGTTTCCCCAAAAGTTGATAGAAAAGGTGATTTAAGATGTGATGAATGGTTTGATGAACAACAATTAGTATATGTTGCGAAAGGATTAGTAGTAGAACCAAAACCAACAGGAGGAGGAAAGAGAAAGCATCCATAATGAAAATAGGACCTGTTACCATATTGATTAACGAATGCACCGAAGGAATATATCTCCGATGGTGGTTCAACGGTTGGCATTACTTCAACTTCCAGAACGGATATGAGGTTACAATGGTAAGTGAGGTCATGGATATACAGGTCACTCGAATGTTTTCTGTGATATCAAAGATAGAGAGACCGACCAAACACAAAGCTGAGTATAATTACAAAGTCACCCTGACAGGGATCACAGCAGAGAACATACCAGGCTTTACCGGCTTGCTTATGGCTGAGATGGTTGAGCAATATGAAAACGGGATATGGTATGAGGTTGAGATTACGAGGGGAGATCATCTTATTAAGAATGCAGATACCGATAGTTATATTTTTGACTTTGAGATAACCAGAAGAGAATTACCACTGACATCGACCGTTCTACAAAAGACAATTTTCTTTTATATTGGAGATACACTTTGCGATCTTGATGAAGATGAGGTGGTCCCTATCAATAAGCAGGTAAATGACATTGCAGAGATGCAGGACAGACAGGCAGACTTCACGGCTCAATTCAGGATTCTAAAGACAAGGAGAATGATAGCACTGTTTGAACTCTCAGGAGAGGTGGGAGCAAATACTGACTTTCCATATTTAAAGCAGACATGTCGTTTGGTTCAAGATAGTGTGGAGATGATAACTGCCGGAGAGACGATACTCGATAAGGTGGATGATAAGTATTACTACGTTTCTGTTTTATCCGGTAATCATAATTTCTTCAAAGATATTGGGAACCTGAAGATAACAGATTTAACATCCCTGGCAGATCATACCTGGGATTTGACAGATATTGCAGCGAGTCATGTAGCAAGTCCTGAGACAGAATATGT